CGAGGAAAACCCGACCTCGGTGATCGATCAGATCGCCAAAGGCCGAGGTCAAGCCCGCGCCATCCGACATGGTCGCAACCTATCGCAAGGCTAGGAGTCTCACCGCCACCGTGACTCCGGCCGCAAGGAGTCACTCACATGGCAGGTCAAGTCTGGTCAGCAAACACGCTCGGCGGCTATCTCTACGCCCGCCAGCTCTCGAACGTGCTGCGCATGAACGTGCAGCCCTTAACCAAATTTCGCCAGTTCGCCGATGTCCACGACATCAGCCAGCAGGGCAAGAAGAAGGGCGACACCTTTACCTGGGACGTGGTCTCAGACGTCGCCACGGTCGGCGGTGTGTTGGTGGAAACCAACACGATGCCCGAGACCAACCTCACGATCACGCAGGGCACGCTCACCATCACGGAAGCGGGCAACTCAATCCCCTACTCGGGCAAGCTCGACAACCTGTCGAAATTCCCGGTGGAGGACATCATCAAGAAGGGCCTGAAGAACGACACGGTCAAGACCATCGACCGCTTGGTCTGGGGCCAGTTCAACCAGACGCTCCTGCGCGTGATCCCGACCGGCGGCACCGCGACGGCGGCGATCACCCTCTACACGAACGGGACCGTCACGGGCACGAACTCGATCGCCTACTCGAACGCCCACGCGAAGTCGATCGTCGATGCGATGAAGGAGCGCAACATCCCGGCTTACATCGCGGATGACTACTACTCGCTCGCCTGGCCCACGACCTTGCGCACCTTCAAGAACGCGCTCGAGACCATCCACCAGTACTCGGACACGGGCTTCAACCTCATCATGAACGGTGAGATCGGCCGCTACGAGAACGTGCGCTACATCGAGCAGACCAACATCGCGAAGGGCATCGGCTCGACCGGCATCGCGGCGGCCTCCGGCGGCGACATGGTGCAGTGGACGAACGGCCTCTCCGACTGGATCTTCTTTTTCGGCAACGACACGGTCGCCGAAGGCATTGCGGTCCCCGAGGAGATGCGCGGCAAGATCCCGACCGACTTCGGCCGGTCGAAGGGTATCGCCTGGTACTACCTGGGCGGCTTCGGCATCGTCCACACCCTGCCCATCAACGTGCGCATCGTCAAATGGGACAGTGCGGCCTGATCTGAACCGATAGGCCTGGCCCGGGGGTCTTTTCTCCCCGGGCGCTCCCCCAGGGCCGCATAAACCGCGAGAGACCGCAGGAGAGCATCGATGTCACTGAACAACACCGTCCGCCAGGTCGCCTACGACAACCCCTCTGCGCTCACGCGCCAAGTCGCGCAGCTGGCCCAAAACACCGCGGGCTCCGGCTCCACGTCGGGCAAGTTCTACGCTTGGGCCGCGCTGACCGTCTTCGGGGTCACCTTCGCGACCATCACCGCCGGCACCTCGACCGCGACCGTGAACGGCACGGCGACCAGCCCCTCGGCGTCCTTCTCGGCCATCTACATCACGAACACCAACACGACCGGCACCGCCGTGTCCTTGGGCACCACCACGGTGGGCCCGTTCGTGATCGGTGGCACCTCGACCGCGACCAACGTCGGCGGCCAGTCGGGCGGCATCGCGGGCGGCTACCAAGGCCCCTATGCGCTCAACACCTTGGGCGGCACCAACACGACCCAGGTCTGGGGCACGGGCACCTACACCGCGGGCTACCCGGGCAACGCCCAGGTCGGCATCGGGGGCCTGCCGATGAACCCCGGCGATGTGCTCTATTTCGTCAACGGAACGGACGCGACCGCGGTGGTCGTGCCGATCCTCCAGTACTCGCTGCAGGGCGTGTCTGGCTCGATCGTCGCCTAACAGGAGATCTCCATGCCCGTGCTCAAGCAACGCAAAATGTACGAAACCCCGCAAGTCACGCCGGACCAGCTCGCCACCGAGCAGTACGGCGGCGAGTCCCCGACGCACGTCGACATCATCAAGAGCGCGAACGCGCGCGGCCAGAAGCGCCACGAGATGAAGCGCCAAGCGCTCGCGGACGAGGAGGTGCTGCCGGACTCGGCTGAGCTTCAGGGTAACGAGATGGTAGGCATCCAAGACAACGGGTACCTCACGAAGAAGGCCCTCGAGTTCGGCGTGAACGCCTTTTACAATTCCCTGCCGCCCGGCATGGACATCGAAGACCAAGAGAACGCCGATATCCGCAAGGAGGATCTCGTGACCTACACGGGCGGCTTGGGCTACCCCGGCGACGGCTGGGTGCGGCCGCGCGCGACGGGCTCGCAGATGCCACGCTCCAACGACATGGGTCGTCCGGGCATGACCAACTACCTGGGCAAACGCGGCACTTGATTGGACCTGCGGTTCTTACCCGGTAAACAACGGGGGACGTTATGACGAAGATCGTGCAGGAAAAATTTCAGGTGAACATGCCGCCGGAGCGCAACGACGATGCGCACGGCGGCTGGATCCCTGACAAGGCCGCGCGGGTGAAGAAAATGCAGCCAGGCCGAGAGGGTCGTCCGGGCGGCGATGATGCCTCACGCTTTGGCGCGAACAATGCGTTCTTCAACACCTTGCCGCCGGGCATGGACATCGAAGACCAAGAGGTCTGCGACATCCGCCGGATGGGCCTCTCAATCTCCGGAAACAACCCGATCGCGCCGGCGACCGGAGATGAGACCGACAACGAGCTCACCGCGCAATCGATCCGCACAGGCTTCACGCGTAAGAAGCTGCTCTCGACCGATGATGAGTACACCCGCGAGCACAATGATGCCTTCTATGACACCGTCGAGGTCGACGGCGTCGAGGGCTTCATTGAGCGCAACAACATGCTGGACCGTCTGTGACACTCGTACCCGCCAACATCAACGCGCCCCAGGCGATCGTCGCGATCGACCCGGCGACGGGCTCGGTCGTGGGCGCCGGTGTCGCCGGATACACCGCGATCAGCACCGTTGGCACGACGACGGTCAAGGCAACGGCAGGTGTCTACTTCGGCATCAACATCAACGGTACGGGCACCACCTTCGGCGTGGGCGTGTACGATGTGGTGGTCGCGGGTACGACGACGAACACGCTGCTCGCCCCCAGTACCTACGGCCTCGGCAACCAGGGCAACGCGGGCGTCGGGATCCGATTCACGCAGCTGGTCGTCGTGACCACGGGCACCGCCGGCAACGTCAACGTCCTTTGGGACTGAAAGGAGCACACCATGGCAGACAACAAGACCACGATCGGCAACGCAAAGGCCGAGAAACTCTCTCCGCAACCGGCCGCCTCTTTGAGCGCCGAGGAACGCGAGGAAGAACTCGCCGAGCGCGAGAATGCGCTCGCGGAGCGGGAGATTCGCCTGCAGCGCCTCGAGGCCAAGATGATGTCGGCCCTTGAGCGCCTAGACCGTACCAACGCCGGCAAGCCCTCGGAAGAGGACCTCGCGGACTCCCCCGCCGAAGAGTACGACGAGCATGGCAAGCTCATCCCGCGCTTGGACCTCACCATCCCCTACGGCACCGTGATCGGCGACAAGGAGGCGGGCTACGTTCAGAACGGCCATCGCTTCAGCCACGACCGCAAGTACCTCTGCGACGAGCCCAAGGGCGTCGGCAAGCCGTTCAACATCAAGATGCTGGGCCTGATCAAAGCCAAGGCGGCGTAGCGCACTGCGGCCAGCGCGTTTAAGCTCCGGGCCGGGATGCACTGACATGGAGTGAAACGATGACCTGGTCGATCGACGGCCCGATGGGCAATGAGAGCGGCAAAATCAAGTGGGAATTGCCGCGCTGGACGAGGGGCCGAGGCTTGGATTTGGGCTGCGGGATCCAGAAAACCTACCCGCATTTCATCGGCGTCGACAGCCGCAAAGACGCGCAGCTCTTCAACCACCCGATCAACCCGGACGTCGTCGTCAAGACCGCGGCGGACCTGTCCATGTTCGCCTCCGGCTCCATGGACTTTGTCTTCAGCTCGCACCTTCTCGAGCATTTCCCGCTGGAGAAGGGCGACCCGCGCGTGTACCCCACGCAACTGCAGCAGGCTGTCGCCCTACGGCAGCTCGCCGAGACCCACACCGCACTCGAAGCGCTGAAAGAATGGCTTCGGGTGTTGAAGCGCGAGGGGTATCTCGTGCTCTACGTCCCGGACGAGGACCAGTACCCGAAAGTGGGCGAACCGGGCGCGAACCCCGATCACTGCTTTAACGTGAATTACGAGGTCGTGATCGACCTCATGAAGAAGACCGGGTGCGCCTGGGATCTCGTGGACTTTCAGAAGCGCAGCGAGGGCGAGGAATACAGCCTGCTGTTTGTATTCCAGAAGGTGGGCTCCGGGCATCATTACAGCGCTCTGAAGCCCAAAGCAGACGTGAAGACCTGCGGCGTGGTGCGCTACGGAGCCTTCGGGGATCTCCTGCAGTGCTCGTCCGTGCTCGCGGGATTGAAGCGCCAGGGCTATCAAGTGACGCTCTTCACCAGCCCCCCGGGGCACGAGGTGATCCTGCACGATCCGAACATCCACGACTTCTACCTCCAAGACAAGGACCAGGTCCCGAACCACCTCCTGGGCGAGTTCTGGGGCTACCAAGCGAAGAAGTTCGACAAGTGGGTGAACCTCTCGGAGAGCGTTGAGTGTAGCTTCCTCTCGGTGCCCGGCAAGACGCCGCACACCTGGACGCCGGCGGCCCGACACCGGCTCATGAACCACAACTACCTCGAGATGCAGCACCTGATCGCGGGCGTGCCGCATGCACCCGCCGTGCATTTTTATGCAACCAATGCCGAGCGCGACTGGGCGCGTGCCGAGCGGCGCAAGATCGGCGGCAATCCCTTGATCGTCTGGGCGCTTGCCGGCTCCTCGGTGCACAAGACCTGGGCGGGCCTGGATCCCACGATCGCGAGCATTCTCCTGGATTTCCCGGACGCGCGGGTGGTGCTCGTCGGCGGCCCCGATGCGCAGATCTTGGAGCAGGGCTGGGAGAACGAGCGACGGGTCGTCTGCCGCTCCGGCAAGTGGTCGATCCGCGAGACCATGGCGTTTGTGACCGAGTGCGCCGAGGTCGCCATTGGCCCCGAGACCGGGGTCATGAACGCGCTCTCGGATCTTGCTTGCCAGAAGGTCGTGATGCTGTCTCACTCCACGGTCGAGAATTTGACCCGCGACTGGGTGAACACCACCTCGATCGCGAGCGAGAAGACGACCTGCCCTGGCCGGGGCGCGAATGAGGCGCCTGCGTGCCACCAGATGCACTATGGCTGGCAGTTCTGCCAACAAGACCCGCAGAGCGGTACCGCCCAGTGCCAGGCCGACATCGACGGCGCGGCCGCTTATGAGCTGATCCGCGCGCGCATCAATCTTGCGGTCAAGCGGGTGCAGGTGG